ACCATGTACGTTTCCTGCAGGCCTCGTCGTGGTACTTTTGGCGTCCATGTGTAGGAGGAAAGTGTTCCCCGCATCCGACGCACTTCAATTTACCTTCCCGCTCCTCCCACAATGTCAGGAGACGCCGTAGGCATTCCAGGTTGCAGAATCGTAGTCTCTGATACCCGGCCCGACTATTGTCGATGGTAACCACGATGCGGTCCTCCCTTCGGCTTCGGCGCCGGCAGTATCCACATTCCCAACTTTTAGGAACCGATCCATTCAACCCTTGTAACCACGGCAACGGCATCATTCCCCTCCCAATACCCGCTCGATCTCCCCGTCCAGGCCGTCCGGTCTCCAGAGGAAATATTCCACGCCGGGGCATTCCGAGAGGACTTGTCCCCATTCGTCTTGTCCTGGGAGCCAGCGGTTGCCGGACTTGTTCCACCGGCCCTTGGTCAATCGGCCCTTTACCGTCTTGAGTTCCGCGAAGATAACCCGGTGCTGGGTTGGATGCACCATCCGGAGGTCTGGCTCCCCCGGCTCGGACTTCCGGGCGTCATAGGTGAATCCCACGATCCAGCCATAAGTCCGGGCCAGGGCGATGACGGTCGCCTGGAAGTCCTTCTCGGTGATGAGTTGCATCAGATATCCATAGAAAATGGCACATCCTCAACCCGCTCGATATGGAGTAGATTCTTTTGTGCCTGTCTAAAATAACTCGGCTTTAGTTCTACTCCGATGCCAAGACGCCCCAGTTGGACCGCTTCGTAAACTTCGGACCCGACTCCCATAAACGGCGTGAAGACCTTCTCACCTGGGTTTGACCAAAGCGTAACGCACCGATTGATTACGTCTAATTGCAGGGGATGTATATGCTTTTCGTCCTGTTGGTCTCTTGCTTCGCGATAGGGCAGCACCCGGTCAAGACGTATGTCATCCCAGAACGCCGAGGCGTACTGCCGCCATATCCAATGAGAATATCGGTTCTCTATTTGGTTTCCCTCCATCCCTCTCAGATGGTGCAATTCGGCGGGTACTTGTCTCTCACCAACGTATTCAGTCAATCCCACCGGGTGAACGATCGGGACCGGATTCTCTCCATGCCGCCGAAATACCAGGAGGTAATCTGCTGAGGCCACGCTGCACCGGGACGAATCCTCAATCAAACTCCGATGAGCCAAGTTTTTAGCCATTGTCCGATTACGAACGGTCAGCGGTTCCTTCCAAACGTGGTAACGAGCGATGTACTCAAATCCGATGTCTTTGTGCAGTCGGATAATATCGCCAGGAAAGTCCTTCAGAACGTCAACTCCGGTATTACCCGATGGGACGTCCATGCAATGCACCGCGGTCATTCGCCCCGGCATAGTTAGGCGGAATAATTCCTGCACCACAAATCGGTAATGCTCAAAAAATTCCTCATAATTACGGCAGTTCGATAGATCATTTTCAGAGGACGAATAGTGATAGAGTCCGGCAAAGGGAGGCGAATATACTGATAGGTGGATGGACTCACTAGGCAAGGTGGGCATCACCTCGCAACAGTCACCCAGATAAATAGCATATTGGTCTGTGATCTCTTGATTCATTACAACCATGACGGGATTGACACCTCCTCCTCATACTCTTGGCTACGCTTGACCGATAATGCGTCATTCATATACTGAACTAAATCTGAGAACATCTTGTCGGCAGCCTTGGATTTCCGGGCCAAGTTTTCTACGATACGTTCGTCCGCGTCAGTACTAACGAGGTTGACCATCACCGGACTTTCCTGGCCGAATCGCCAGCATCGGCGGATCGCTTGATAATATTGCTCATAAGAATGTGATGGGAAGTAGGTCATATGGGCGCAATGTTGCCAGTTCAACCCAAAGGCTCCGATCTTGGGCTTGGTGATCAAGACCCGGATATTACCCTCTTGAAAGTCTCGGAATTTGGATTCCTTCACATCGTCCGAGTCAGACCCAGCCACTTGAACCGAACCCGGCACCATCGCCTTTAACGTATTCCCCTCGTCGTTCAAATGGCACCACATAACGGCGGGACGGGTTGTCTCGTTCACGCTTGACGCAGCGGCTTCGCACCGCTCATTTATAGTCCTTCGCCGCGCTTCCCGCTCGTCTTGTAATCCCACCGCTGCAACATCAAATAACATACCCTGTTTGACCGTTTTGGCCGCTACCACCGTTTCCTGAATATCCAAAGGCGGCAATTCAAAACCCTGGTCATCGAAGCCTAAATCAGATGGTCGGCGGATTGCCCTTGCCCAGGAACTTACCCACCTCCAAAAGGATTGCTCGGCGTGGTGCTTGAATCGCCATCCTCCACCATCCCAGAATCGGTTGGGGGCCGTCGTGTTTTGGTCATTTATGAAAAACTGGTTGAGCATATCAACGTAACCTAATTCCCCCAGCGCCTCAGAACTCGTCCCAAGTTCTATGTAGTCGTTCGGAGCGGCGGTGGCCGTACAAAGCAATCGATACGGCACCTTACGCATGAAGTCGGTAATTAGCGCTTTACGCTGACCGTCAAAGGATTTTAAGATGCTGGATTCATCGCAGACGACTCCGTCAAAATCGGAGGGCGAGAAGTGATGCAACCGCTCATAATTCGTGACGGTTATCCCACATCCATGACTGCCATCTATAGATCGGGATACTTCGATGCCAAACTTCTCACCCTCAGATATTGTCTGATGCGATACGGCCAGCGGAGTTATCACCAATACCGGCTTATTGGTTTCCCGGATTATGTTTTCTGCCCATACCAACTGCATTGGCGTCTTCCCCAGTCCGCAATCTGCGAATATACCGGACCGGCCCTTTTTAAGAGACCATTCCAGCAAGGCTTTCTGGAAGTCAAACAAGAAGTCTGGGAGATACGACCCCGCGAATCCGTGTAGTATCCCCGCCTGCCGTTTTGTATCTAAAAACCGTTTGTACTCAATCGTATCTTCTGCAATCATTCCAGGCATATACTCCTTCATGCCAGGATCAGGTCCGCCGGTATCCGGGCGATCTCGGACTCGTCCAACTTGAGGGCTTTCGCCAACGCCGACCTTATCTTGTCCCGGAGCGGTTGGGTCACCGGGCCGTCCAGCGGCAGAGGGCCGACCAACTCGACCAGGTGACAATGCCAGCGTTGTCCCGTCCGGGCGCCGTAGACCCGCCAGGTGAAGCCGTTCACCTCCACCTGGACGCGGGTCGTCTTTTGGTCATGACCGGGCATCAGCGGCAGACCTCGTCGGGTCGGGCGCCCCGGACGAAGCCGTGGCGGTTCTCCAGGAGGAGTCCGCCATCCTGGAATACCCGGAGGACTCTCGTCGCGGCCCCATGCCAGCACCCGCCAAGTTCGGGCGCGGTGATGGCTGGGGCTTGGAGGCCCGATTCCTTGTCTGGATTGCAGACGCACCGGATGCCATCGGCGCCGCTCGGGAAGGGCTTCAAGTGGACATTTTGTCCAACCTCGTAGTCTGGGATTATCATGGTTTACCTCCTCAGAATCCCGGCATCCGGGGACGGTCCTCCAGGTCGGCCTCGATGTCCGGCGGTGCCGCTTCCCAATACCCGCATGGGCAGACCAAAAACAGGACCGGCGTGTCGTGCGGGTCCCGGCGTAACAGCTCGACGGTCATCTCGCCGCCGCATTCGGGACAGGTCCGGCGGATGGTAGTCATGCTCGATAGTCCTCCGCGGTGTTGATCACGACCGACACCTCCGGGAGTTCCGGGTTGCCGGCATATAACCGGGACGCCAGACGGTCGCCCATCCGGTCGGACATCGCCGCCTTGTTGAGATTGGTCGCCAAGACCATCCAGCCGCCGGAGTTATGCCGTTCCTGGACTAACGTCGTCAGTTGCTCTCGCGCCCAGTCGGTCGTGGACTCCATGCCGATGTCGTCCAGGAGAACGGTGTCCCGGCGTTGATACCACGCCATCAGGTCGTGGAGATCGTCCCCGGAGTCGGAATCGTAGGTGTGCCGAAGCCGGTTTAGAAATCTTGGACTCAGGTCGTAACGGACGGTCCGCCCGGATTCCAGGGCTTGGCGTCCGATGGATTCCAGGAGGTGGGATTTACCCGTCCCGGTCTGGCCCACCAGTACCAACATCCTCGGCCCCTGTCGGTCGGCGAACTTTCGGGCCGCGGCCAGCATGTCGTCGGTGCCCGGACGGGCCCGGAAGTTTTCAAACGTCCTCGTTGTCCCGCCGGTCGGGAGCGCGGCCTGGGCGTGGCGAAGTTCTTCGTCCCGGCGTTGTTGTTCCTCCCGGCCCCGACATTTGCACTGGGCTTGCTGGAATATTCTCTTTGTCGGGTCACGGTCGAGAAGGATGCGCCGGACATCGGGATGGGTGATGTCGAAATACCCGCACACCGGACACTGGGAATCGTTGGGGAGCGGTTCGCCGGCAGACCGGACCCGTTTGAAGATGTCTCTCAGCGGTTCCATCGCGCCCGAGACCTTGACCGGCTTGGGGTAGGCGTGGAAGTCGGTGTCTCCCGGTTGGAGTACGTCGGGCGGTATCGTCATGGTTTATCCTCTCGCCTTCCGGGCGTCTTGCTCGGCCTTCATCGCCACGAAGTCCTGGGAGTTGACCGAGAAGACCTTGGATGGCGGAC